TTGTTTTAGTGTTAGGTATAACTTGGAAGTCTCATCCATACGGACAAGACCCCAAGAGTTTTTAGACTTAGTCTTTGAGTTCATCGACTATATCTTTGTCGAGTAATCTCCAAATGATGACAGCTGCAATAATGCCAGCCAGTCCACCGTTTCCTAAAGTCCAAACTATGCCCAGTATAGAGCCGATTACATCTCCGGTTAGGAATGCTACCTTTGGTCCAAAGATAATCTGCAGTATAATAGACAGGCTAATTAGTTTGATACCAACATCTATCGCACCATCAGCTCCGTTCTTGATTTTATCTAACATCTTTACTCCTTTCTTTTAGTTTAACATCTATCGCCTTGAGGATTTTCTCTATCTTTTTTTCTAGAGCAGGCACCTCTACCTTTTCTTTCCATAGCTTCCGCATTAGACTTACTCTCATATGTGCCAACCTACACACAAAGTATCGTGTGGTGGATTACAAGTTAAATGTCTTTGCTCTTCCATCTTGTCATGTAATGTACTGCATCCTGCCAGTGTAATAACAACAATCTGTAAAGCTATTATTAATATTATAGTATTCATTCTATTTCTCTTTCTTCTTCTACCAAGTCAACTAACTCACATACACTACCAGTACAGGCCAGTGTCTTAGTTCCTACAGTAGTATCTGTTAATTCATATTCACTAATCAAATCCCAGTCAACAGACTTAGGCATTTTCTTAGCAAGCTCGTTGTATTCTTTCTTGGTACAGTCTTCATAAGGTGCTTGCTGGTATGAATGGTCTGAGTGTGGCAAGAAACTAACTCCACTTACCTCATCAAAATGTTCATACACCCATGCACCTACCTGCATCCATTCGTGTTCTCTTACACTGACCGTAACACTAGGCTTATGCTCACAATAATGTCTCTGGTATATGAGCCATAGTTCTAGCTGTTCAATAGCAGTCCTCTCATTCCTAAGCACAGCACCCTCTGGTGCTTTCATTGGGAAAGTAAAGACCTTGACACTATTAGGTTTCATTACATCAGCTTCACAAGGGATGCCTTGGTCCTCCATTAACTGTGCAATAGGGTCCTTAGCATCTGCTCTTACTCTTCTAAAGTAATAGTCGTTATGTCTAGTGTGTATACCACTAGCACTGTCAACTAACTGACTGACTGTGCCACTGGGTTTAATGGCTGTGGTTGCAGTAGCTTGGTTAATGCCTAGTAGTTCTGACCAATGAGCATTAATTTCAACTACTTCTTTTCTAACTTTCTCAAGGAATTTGGGTAAGACTTCCTTGTCCACAGAACCGTTCATAAAACTATTGTCCATTATACCAGTTAATGAGACTCCTAATAAGGATTCTTCTTCTGTATTTTTAACCCACTTAGGTCGAAGTCTTTTAATGTTTGTAAGACTTGCTTGAAACGTGCCCAGTATGGTGGCTAATCTTGCCTTACGGAGTATATCTCTTTGTGTGTCTTCTGCCCGTACTACTATCTCTGTTAAGTTACAAAACTGGCCATCTCTGAGGATGATTTCACTGCAAGGATTACATCCAAAGTCATGGTCTGTGTCACGTCTGCCTACAGATGCTACTTGTTTAATTGCCGCTTCTCTATTAAAAATGCCACGCTCACCTGACTTGGACTCGTACAAAGAAGTCCACTCTTTCATAAAGATTCCTATGTCTGGCTTCTCTGTATAACATACACTATTGTTACTAAGTGCCATCTCTGGAGTGTCTGACCACCACTGTCCAGACTTAGCATTACGCATACGTTCATCAGTCAAATTACTGAGGGAAATCAATGCACTACGTCTAACGCCACCTACCACTACAACCTCTGCAATCTTACACATCATGCGATGACACTCATAACTTGTTAGCTTTCTACCTACTGCATCCTTAAATAAATTAGTAGCAAAATTAAACAGGTCAAGCAATGACTCTGGTCCACTAGCCCTGCCACCAAATGTCTTAAGCCTTGAGCCCTTTGGTCTTATCTTTGAGAAGTCCCACTTAGGCATCTCACCATCATACAGGTATGTAATAAGTTTACGGAAAGCAGACTGCCATCCCTCTTTGCTATCCTGTACAACAATGACATCATCAACATCTACCATCTCTTCTGGTACCTCTGGTAGCTTGGTAACAAACTGTCTCTCTACACTAAAGCCTACACCAGTACCATGCATCAATACATATAGGGCCTCATCAAATGACTTGGGGTGGTCAACACTTAGATAAGCACAATTGTATCCAGCTATATTATTATCTTCCAGTGCCTTACCTGCTGTCATCAAAGCTCTCATGCTTGGCATAACTTCTAGATTACATACTGCATCCTCTAATATCTTTCTTGTCTTAGGTATTAGCTCTTGGTTAGTATTCTCTTTCAAGTGTACTTCCATAAAGTCAAAGTACCTAGCTACTGTTTCTTTCCATGTCTCTCTTCTATTCTTTTCTGGTAGCCATCTAGCATATCTGCTCAGTGCTATAAAATTTTGGTAATCATTTGGTAGTGTATTCATTCTTCATCCTCTAGTGGTGCGATTTCAATGTCAACCATTTTTTCGCCTTGTTCATCGTAGTAATCATAATACTTTAGTCTTCCATTCCTGTGTAACAACACAGCAGTAGTAATACCTTTCTCATATGATTGTTTGTTTGTAAAATATACAGTAACAGCTCCTGCTATTATTAGTACACTACATATTATTATATATTCTATTCCCATTTATATCTCCTCAAAATCTTCTAGAAATCTATCTTTCTTTTCTATCAGTTTATTTTCAAATGCATCTAGTAAATCCTCTGGCTCTATCTCTAACTCATCACATATAAGACAAGTGTCATATGTCTTTGCAATGTAAGCCTTTAACTCTGGTAGCTGTTTCAAAAGCTGGCTCCTGTATTGTCAACAAAATAATTAGTTATCTTGCCAGATGGGATAGGCTTGGCTATTAGACTACCATAACAGTCTTCTTTAAAGCCACAGAATGAGCAAGTCATACATAACTTTTCCTCACCATTCTTAGTTAAAGTAGTAGCATTAGCTATTCTCATTGGCGGTGTATCAGATTCCATCTTATCTTTTAAGTCAACAATAAAAGTATCTACATCTTGTTCAAGCTCTTGCTTACATAACTTAAGAGTTGATTTGTTTTTATTTAAAGCTAGGAAATACCCATGCTCTCTGTTGTCATTCTTACCATAAGCTGATAGCTGTTTAATGTATCCAAAGCCATCATCCTTTATACCTGTCTCAGTAAATTTGTTATCCCAAGACCAAGCACTCGCTGTCTTTATGTCCACTAGCTCACCATCAATAGTACAGTCCTGTGAGCCATTGACACCCTCAACAGTATGTTTCTTCTGTTGGTCCTCGACAGTGTGTCCTGCTAGTTTTACCAAGGCCACTAGCACAGCCTCGAGCACATGACCTTGTAAGAAAGTCAAGTACACATTACCATCTATCTCTTCTGGTGTGTATCCCTTAACTCCATACCATTGTGCTCTTTCACATCTTCCTATACCAGACATTCTTAGCTCGCTCTTCTGCTCGTATGGCTCAAATGCATTCTTAATTGCATCCTCTACCTCACGACCTGCTTGCATAGCTATAGAACTTAAGTCTCCAGAGTATTCCTTTGACTTCATTACTTCATACACATCTGGTATTAATGTATGAATACTTTTAGTTGGACTCAGCATTGAGCTCTTAGATACTTTCATTCTTTTCTCCCTTGTTATAATCCCTTATTAAACGCTCTAGATACCACTTAGCTTTTTCTAGGTCCTCTAGTCCGTTCTTCATTCTGTATCGAGTGACATATTTTACCACATTGCCCTCAAGAAAACTCATGTTCTTTGAGGTGATATAGTCAATGCACTCTATTCCCTGTGTGTAGTGTTCTGGATTGATATTATCTTTCTTTCTATTCTCATTCCATTGCACTTCAAATTCATTAGTGCGTTTCATTCCAACTCCTCCCAATTTTATACTCCCCGGTTATCGGACAGTTTAATTTATAATAATTTGTTGTCTCTTTCATAGCATCTACAATAAGCATACCAATATAGTCTGCATCATTAGGATTACATTCAATCTGAATCTCATCATGTATGACACCAATTTGCTTGTACTTTAGACCCTCATATTGTGCAAGACCATGGAAA